GCTATTTAACTCTGTAATAGCCCAAACTAAAGCGTCAAGGCGGTCAGGACTTTCGCTACTAACTGGCGTCCACTCACACATTTGCGTTTCTAGTTCTGCGAAATATCCGTGGTGGTGAACTCTACCCTGTTCATATAAAGAACTAATAGGTTCAGCGCGTAATTGTTTTCCACGTGTCGCAGTTACTTTCTTTACTGGCGCACTATGGTCTACTTGCTTAATAAGTAACGTAACCATATCGCCACCGTTATTAGTTTCCGCAATAATCTTATCTGCGCCTAAGTCGTGGTAAAGATTTACTGCTTGTCTAGCCCACGCGTCAGGCGAAGCCTTTAATGACTTATCACTAAGAACGTAGTAATGATTATCTGAAGTAATTCCTGCGGCAACAATTCCCGTTTCATCTGAGTTAGCGTTATTAGTAACGGCAGGGTCAATCGCTACAACAATTCGAATCAAAGGCGGAATATCCGTTACGCGCGCGCGCTCTATCATCTCACGTGTCCATAACGCGCCTTCAACCGTGTCTAGGATTTCGCCATAGAGTTCCTGCCTACCAAGTCGCGTATTCTCGTAACGTAATTTAAGTTCAGCGAGCGCAGACGGCGCAAGATTCTTAGCGTTATCAAAAGTAGAACCGCGTACTACGTGTACACCTTTACGGTCTACTAAATCTTTAATTAACTTCGTAGGTCGTGGCGTAGTAGTAACAATAGTTTGTGGGTGCTGACCTAATCGCGCACCGAACTGGTACTGGTCCCAAGCGTCAGGACGTTTAAATGCGGCTAACTCATCAAACCAACCGCCGTGAAATTGTGGACCACGTAAACGGTCAGGCTCTTCTCCTGAGAATAGTTTTATACGGCTTCTATTCGTTAGAAAGATTTCTGAAATAGAACGGTTGTAATCCTTTAGTACTCCGAACTCTTTTAGGATATTTAAGATTCCTGATTCACCTTCAACACACGTATCACGAGCGTCCGCGTGTGTAGGCGCAACGATAGCCCACCGCGTACCTTCGTTACTAATCGCTTTCCACGCAAGCCACTCTGCGGCAGTTCGTGTTTTACCAGCACCACGACCAGCCAAGAACAACCACGTATTCCAATCTTCGTTATCAGTTGGAATCTGTTCCTGTCTCGCTAGTTGGTGCGTCCAGCGAACGCGTCTTGCCGCTATCAAGGAGAGCAACGAGCCGTTCGACTTCTGAGTCAATCGTATTTCCGTCATAATGAGTTATCTCCACCTGCGCTTTGGCTGGCATATCTAAACCAAGTAAGCGCGCTCGCCTTTCCATTATTTTTAGTACTGCCATAACGGCAGGTACTTCGCCACGCATTACTTTGTTCCATAACGCACCTTGCGCTATATCTAAACGGTCTAACTCCGTACCGCGTAATTCTTCTACGTCAGAACGAATAATTCTTTTACAAGCGTTTACGTACGCCTTATGTGCGCCTGAAGGATTAGCAAACCCTAACTCTTTAGCGATTAAATCAAACGTTAATCCGCCACGCCGTAGTTGTAATACTTTCGCTTCACGTTCAATAGTTTCAGGTTTAATTCGTGACGGTCTTGCTTTACCTTGACTCATAATCGTTTACCTATTGTTAAACAAAGGGCAAAGATAAAGGGAACTACGAAACCGCCTATAATCCAACCAAGAATAAACGAAGACCAGTTCACGATTTCCCCCAACCCGTTCCACGAAAGATTGCTGGCGTTGCGCCGATAACCTTACTCATAGCGTTACCGCACTCGCAGGTTCTCTCGTGCTTATCTTCAAAGCCAAAGTAAATACTTTCCTGCTTCATACATTTATAACACTTGAAAAGATATACAGGCACTTACCACTCCAAGCCACCATAGAAGCATAAGAACTCTACGGTTAATCCGTACTTACTAACGTTAAACCCAATTCCAAAGGCGCGCATAAAGCCTAAGTGAATCCATACCTTGCCTATTTTATTCTCGTAATTCATTACGTTATTTCCTTCCTATAGTTACACTACAAACACTTATCCAAGATATTAACTTTAACACTTTCTGCTATCGCTTTCATCATTAAAGGCGGAACACTTCTACCGATTCTTTCCCACCTTTGTTCATACGTTCCCGTTAGTTCAAAGTCTTCAGGGAAGGAACTAAGTAAACGTAATTCCTTTAGTGTGAACTTTCTTTTCTCTAACGGGTGCGTGACACTTGCCGCACCTACGTTTCCCCCAGTAGCCGTAATAGTTCCAATAGGCTTATCTAAACTTGGACGGACTAACTGAAAGTATTTATCACTCTGCTGACCAACTTTTAACTTATCGTATTCAACGCCTAATGCGTAACGGTCAAGAGTAATATCATAATTAGTTTCAGGGTCGTGCGTAATACGTTCTGCGTTAGTTTCTAATACGTCACGTAACGTGTAACGCGTATTCATAGGAGTAGGGAAGGTTGGCACTACTCCGTATTTATCTACTAAGTCATTACGTACGCCTATGATTATTAACCTTTGGCGCGCTTGCGGTATGCCTAAGTAAGAAGCGTCAAGAACCTTTGCGCCAACCATATAACCAGCAGAGCGTAGTTCAACCATAATCTCTTTAAAGTAACCAAGAGCCTTACCGCGTACTAATCCCGTAACGTTTTCTGCTACAAAGGTTTTAGGTTGTAAGTCTTTTAATACTCTCGTAAATTCAAAGAATAAATCGTCAGAGCGTTGTACGCCGTCTGAATACTTCTTAGTACTTCCCCAAGCCTTTTCACGTGAGCCAGCCATAGAGAAGGAAGCGCAAGGTGGTGAACCTTCAAGTACGTCTATCTCTTCGTAAAACTTTCCTTCGTCAAAGATTTGTTTAGCACTAACTTTTCTTATATCTTCGCCGTTCATAAAAGTATCAGGGTGGTTAAGCGCGTAAGTGTTACGGGCTTCTTCTATAAATTCGTTAGCCCACGCAACTGAGTACCCTGCCATTTCGAATCCTAAACACGAACCGCCGCACCCTGAGAAGGTAGACGCGATTACATAACCGTTAGTACCGCGTACCTTTGCGACTTCTTTCATAGTAGGAACTACATACGGCGGTTTCATTTAACACCGAACCAGCCAGCAAAGTTAAGGTGACGCCAGTAGCAATCAACGTGTTTAAATCCTGCGTCAGTTAGCAATTCTTTATTCCACTTATCGGTTACGGGAACTAATACGCCTTCTAAGGCTTTACGCTTATTGTTAATCTGCTCTTGTGTGTAACCGTTATTACCTTTACGGTTTAAATAAGTATTAACAAAAACGTTATCAGCGTATGAATCCGCGCCTAAAATCTTTTCTACAAAGATAAATACGCCGTTAGGTGTAAGTGAATCATAAACATCTTGAATAATTCTTTGACGGTATTCGATAGGAATAAACTGTAACGTTAGAATAGATAGCGTTACCGAACTAATTACTTTTGGATAACCTTCGCGTAAATCAAACTGACGTACGTCAGCCGTAGGTATTTCTTTCTTTGCCGCTTCAAACATAGGGTCAGAGATTTCTAAACCCATATAGCGTACGTCTAAATTTTCTAACGCTTTCATAATCGGTTTAAGTGCCGCACCACGCGAACAACCTAAATCAACTATAGAAGTTCCTTCTTGCGCAAAGCGTGTAGCAAGTTCGGTAGTAATACGGCGCATACCTTCGTAATCAGGAATAGAGCGCGCTAACATATCGTCAAAGACTTCTGTTACTTGCGCGTTAAACTCCCACTTCACGCCAGCCATTACTTCGTCTTTCATTATCTTGGCGAACCGTTCCACTCATAAGCGCACTTAGGACATTGATAAGCGGTATTAACGTCACCACTAAAGTCTGTAAAATCTTTAGGCGTATCGTCTTTGAACTCATCTGATAACGGATTAAAACCAAAGTCTTGCGTATCAAATAACATAGAAATATCTAACAGTTGGTCTGCTAACACTTGCGTATCCCACTCTGCTAATTCCGCAGAACGGTTATCAGCGAGCGCGTAAGCAACTACTTGTTCGTGTGACCAATCTTCGGGAACACGAGCAATACTAATTTCTTGCCAACCTAAACTTTTTGCGGCTTCAAGTGTTCCGTTACCTGCTACAACAATATTATCGCGCGTTACTACTAACGGTTTTCTTTGTCCGAACGTCTTTAAAGAGTTAGCAATTACTTCTATATTGCGCGCGTTATGTCGGCGCGCGTTATTTGGGTCAAGTTCTAAATCATTAACGCTTACAGATTCAACTTTTAACATTATTTCCTTCCAAGAAATTTAGAAGGAAGGCGCGTAAGGGACAACAAACGCGCCTTCCTGTGTCGCACTACACCGAAGGGACGGACGGTGTGCGACTAGCCTTCACTCGCTCCACATCTGAAAGCATAAACACCGAACGGCGTTTTGACTTAGATACTGGTACGAGAAGTTTTCTAAAAACTAATTGACGTAAGTTATTCTTTGTAATTCCTAATAACTCTGCGGTTGCTATTGAATCTATAGTTTCTTCACTCATTACAAGCCTTTCCTAAACCGACCACGGGTCATCTAAAGGGTCTTCGATTGGTCTTTGGTTCACAACTGTAACAGGTTCGACAACGTTACGTGGAACTACTCCGTAACTATCTACGTTAATTTCTAACGCTTTACGTTCTGCGCCTTCTTTATCTAAGTAATTATCAACGGTAAATCTTCCTTGGATAAATACGCGCGCACCTTTACGAAGTTCAGTAGCCGCACCTGTAGCGTCTTTGCCCCATACAAAGCAACGAAACCAAATAGTTTCGCCGTCTACCCACTCGTTATTCTTTTTAATTCGTGGAGTGTTAGCGATTGAAAAAGAAGTAACAGAAGTACCGCTTGGAATAACGCGTAACTCAGGTTCACTTCCAATATTTCCAGTAATTGTAATTATTGCTTCACCAGCCATAGTTTGCCTTCCTCTCTAAATAGTTGTAAGAACCTTCAGTAGTAAGTGTAACAATAGAACCGTTAGGAAGTATTAACGGATAAGTAGCAGGGTCTTGGCGTGTCGGAACAATCAAACCAAGTTCTGTTGATTTATTTATATTAAAGTGAACCGCGTGAGTGCCTAAGTTATGGCACTCGTGGTGAAGGGCAACTAAATTTTCTATACTATCTTTTCCGCCACGCGAGCGCAGAAGCCTATGGTGTAACGCAAAATCATTAGTTAAAGACTTTCCACACGCTTCGCAATAGTTGCCGCAACGTTCAAGAATTACTTCACGAATCGCCTTCCAATTAGTTTTCATTAGTCGTGAAGTAATCCGTCAATAACTCTTTCGGCTTTTAATAAACTTAACCGTAACTTTTCTTTATCTGTAATACGGATAGTTACGCCTTCTACGTTTCCGTATTCTTTTACGGCTATAAGTTTTACTACTTGCTCATCATCTTCGTAAGCGACACCTGTTAATCCGTCAAGTACCGCACGGCTTAACTTATCTATATCGGGTCTTTTAAAAGGTTCAGAACGCGTTACGGTTTTAGGTTTCTTTAAAGTAAAGACTAACGAAACTTCTACGCCGTGTTGCGCTTTATCTAAAATAACCGAACGCGCAACGTTAGCAATATCCGCGCGCCATAAAGCCAAGTCTTGTGCGCGTACGTGTATTGCGTGACCACGTATAAATTTTAGCGAACCCTGTGGAACGGGTCTACCGCTAACAAAGAACTGCTGACTAATACCAGTAATTTTTTCTCCAAAAAGCCCAAGCGTTACAAGGGGTATCGTAACGGTGAATAATGTACCTGATTCCGTTATGGATTTGTTCCGCAGGGTGTTTAGAATCTTCTTTTAACATCTGCGCGATTCCGTACGCAGTACTGTTTGGATTATCAGCCTTGTAGTTCCAATGACTTTCTTTAGTCCAAAGTTCTACTAAGCATTTATAATCCGTTACACCAAACCCATAATCTTGTAACTGGATACGGGCATACGCTTTTGGATTATCGAAGGCTAATTGTAATTCCTTCATCTGCGGCGTTATCTCTTCGTGTGGTGCTTCTGCTTCTGCTGGCGTAATAACTAAAACCAATACTGATAAGGCTATGGCTAATAACGCTTTTATTTTTATTTTTATTGGCATTTCCTACTCCTTTACAGGGTTCGGGTCTTGCTCGCTTCTTCTTTAATGAAGTTTTCTTTTGCTTTAAGTGGCGAGCGATTATTAAGGCGTTCTCTCATCTCTTCAGAGGAAGCCGAAGTGCGTTGGATAGAAGCCCTTTCTGGGTCGCACGTTGGACAAAATAATACACCTTCATACTCCGTTTCTATCGTTTTTACTTCACCTTCTCGTGTTTTTATTTCTTTAGTACTAACGTAAGTTGTGTGTATAAATCCTTTCACGCAATCTTCGTGCTTACACGGGCAAGCGTTACGCATACAATGAGTATCCATTAGAGTTCCCTTCTTACTACGTTTAAAACTTTATCTAACGCTTCTGTATATCCTTCTAAATAAACAAAGGCTAATTCGTTCATAGGGGTATCTTTAAGCCGTAACTCTTCGATACCCCTAAGAACGCGCATAAGAATATCGAACGTTGTTTCAGGTTCTTTATTCTCTTCCGTCATTATCGTTTCCCATAGCGATTTCCGCGCATATAGCCTGAACACCTACAAGTGCGGCGTCAAGGCTTCCTGCTACTTTAATAATCTGTGCGCGGTTTTCTAACGGTTTCCAATTTGTTATATCTTCGGCAATTCTTAGTCTTATTTGTTTTTCTAAGACTTTGATAACTTGCTTCGCGATTTCTTGTTGCGCTTCGGTAGGTGTAGAAAGCATTAGTTGTCCTTCTTGGATAAACCAATGGTTGCTCTCACACTCGCGTTCTTTTTTCTTTTTCAACACTTTTGAGATTCTCCTTCCATACATAGCCCCATATAGGTCCACCTGAATCGGTAACACCTTCCCATATTTGATAATTTTCTTGTTCTTCTCCAATTAAAGTAACGGTTGCTTCTATACCGTCTTCTACAATTTTGTCACCTACCTTCATTTGCTTTCCTATCTGAGTACATATTTTGTGCTACGCGATATGCGTAACTAACTAAGTCAGTTAAATCTTTACTTGCCGCTTCGTCAATAGCAAGTAACGCTATACGTCCAAAGCGTTTAGTCATTTGACCTATGCGCCCAATTTCCGCGCTGGATAACGCTCGTGTTTGTAATTCGCTTACGTACCAAGCCGTTAGCGCAATACACCCACCAATATCGTTAGCGTTATGTAATGTGTCCCACTCTTCTTCTACAAGTTTTGAAAGATTCCACGCGTTGATTCCGTTCGCCCTTGCGTCAGCAAGTTTATTTGAAATTCTTTCAACTGATTCTTTCGCAGACTTGTTTCGAACGGCAGGAAGTTCTTCTTCTGTCTTCTGTATTCTGTCTTCTGTATTTATGTATTCTGTATTATGTATTCTGTCTTCTGTATGGGAAACTAACGCGTTACCTTCTACGTTATCTTTAGTTTTATCCCGATAACGCTTCTGCCGTTGCCTAACCGTTTCCCGTTTTTCTTCAACCTGCTTCTTAGACGTTTGGTGGTCTAAATAGCCGTAGATTAGATAACCGCTTGCCGAAGGCTCTTCCTGCCATAGTCCAGCGTCTATTAACTGTCCTATGGCTTCTAACGCGCCTATTTTTCCGATAGCGGCAGACGGAATAAAGCCGTCAGTTAGGAAGCGTCCGCAGTAGCAGAGTCCCTGAATATGAGCCCTAAAAGCGGAATCAGATAAGCCTATGATTTTAGGGTGGTCTGGAAATGAATCGTCAATCTTTACCCACGTCATTATTTTACCGACAAGCGCATTGAAGGCTCACCTTGCTTCTTAGGAACGTAGCCAAGTTTCTCTAACACTTCGGCTTCGTCTATTGAAGAACGTCCAGCAATCTGCGACCAAGAAACTTTAACGCCGTTAGGAGTAGTTCCATTAACGTTTTCAAGTGCGGCTTTAATGCCGTCCTTAACTTTATCTAGTTCCTTAATCTTGCTATCAACTTCAATAAACTTTTCAACGGCAGAGATAATTTCTATATCTTCAATAACTTCTGCCGTAACTTCTTTTCCCTTGCCACCGCAACTATCGCCAAAGTAAGAACAATAGTGTTGGCAGAACTGCGCCGCATATCTTTCAGGCGCAGGTGGCATAGTCATAGCCTGAACTTCACGTAACCAAGTCATACCGTCTAATGCAATTTCGCGGTTATATTCTTCGGTATGTGTTTTGATATTACGTTCGTCACCGTCACGTGGAATACCTACAAGCGTTACGGTCTTAACTTCGTAACCGTTATTTTCTAATAGATACGCATATAACTGTACTTGCCAACGTTGTTGTTTAGACGGGAAGTAATCTAAGTTCTTTAACTTAGTAGTTTTCCAATCTATAACCGCGCCAGCAGAAGGAATAAATAAATCTATATGACCTTTTAAACCGTCATACGTGACTTCTTTTTCCGTTTCGTAATCAGCCCACGTTTCTTTTGCTTCGTTGATAATCGCTTCTTCAATCATCTTATGAATAGCCGTACCCATAAGAGCAGGAAGCCTTAACGTGTTATTTACTTTAGGTTCTCCGTTAAGGTGGAAATAAACTGACCTACGACAACCGCCAATCTGACTTACTCCGATTTCTTTTTGAAGCGAACGTTCACGTGTAGCGTCATAGGCTACTAACGCTTTAACTAACATCTCATCTATTTTCATTTTTGTCCCTTACTTTAGTTGTGCGAATAGAACGATTATCTTATTAAATAATTCTAAAATTAAAGTAATAAGTTGGTTGTTGGTTAATGTAGGAGTAACTACTGTAGAAGAATCAGTAGTACTACTAATAGTTGAATTGCTACTAACCGTTGAAGTTACGGTACTTGTTTCCGTAACCGTAGGTGTAGGCGTAACCGTTACTGTTGGCGTATCGCTTACCGTAGGTGTAGGAATCGGAATTGGTTGCGTATAAATTACAGTAGGTTCACAAGTTACAAACCAATAATCGTCACTTCTATCGGTTGTGTAATTCATATCTACGCCTTCACCGCGACTTGTTCCGCTAGGACATTCAAAGTTTTGATAAGTTGAACTAGCGTTCCACGCGCTCTGACTTATACCGCGTGGACTTTGAATACCGTCCGCGTATACGGGAACGATAGTAGTAACTGTTAATCCGATTATTGCCGTAATTATTTTTGCCTTCATTTTTTATCCCTTTACATTTCTAGTGACGCACGTACGGACGTACCTACGCTTCTTGCTATATCTACTTGTGTTCTGATTCGTGTGGCGTTAGCGCGTGCCGCTTTAACGGTTGCTTCCGCCGTATTAAGTGTGCGGTACAAGTGTGCGTTCTCTCTTAGTGCTATGTCCTGAACGTCTTGTACACGCAACTTTTCTTGTCCGAAAGATAGACGCGTACCTGCCATACCTAATTCGTAATCAGTTTTGGCTTTATGGTAACTAAGTTCGGCGTTTTCTAAGAACGCGTGTGCTTCGTCTACTTCCTTACTAAGAGCCGTTAGACGGTTTTCTATCGCTTGCGGCGTGACCATTTAACTTCTCCCTTCCTGAGTTTCCGCAGACCGTACATTGTGCGTCCGCTTGTGGTTTCCAATTTCCACAGTACCAACATCTAATTGGCTCGTTGTTCATAGCCACGTATTAAAGAAACGATTATGGTTATGGCTTCGTCTTTTTCAAAACCAGCCAAAATTAAGTTTCCGTATAGTTCAAATAAACTATCTATAGGAATATTTAATAGTTCTTTTATAGCGGATTTTTCTACAATGCGTACGGTTGTATTCGTAACACTTGTACCGTGATACATAGTATTAAGAGAATCTAACCAGCCCTGTAGTTCGTCTTTTTTAATAGCCATTACTTACTCCTTATCGTCCGTAGTTCAAAAACGTTTACCCAAGTCGGGTTACGTTCGATTAGCAAGCGTGAGTAATAAGGCGCGTAATTATTGTTAATCTTGAATTCAGAATTAGGGTCATCTGTCTTCATATAATAATTCCAACGAAGAACTTCAAGAAGCATATTGATTCCGATTTTCTTACGTCCGCGCTTTACTAACTGAAACGCCATATCTTCTAACGCCTGATACACCTGCGGATTACGTGAGTTAAACTCTTCAAATCTTTGCGCAGGTGTAAGTTCGGTACTAAAATCTAATTCAACCATTAGAGAATCGTTAAGCATTACGCGCTTCTAACATAGATTTTAAAACCATAATTTCTTGCCGCAGAGTAGTCGCTGGTGTATCTACTACCGCTACAAAAGGAATATCGAGAACTGGCGCAAATCTATCGTGTAAAGATTTAAGAGTAACAATAGTTTCTGCGTCATATACTTGATTTAGTTTTAGGCGTAAGTCCGCTACTTGTTCTACTGTAAGTTCTACGGGCTTTACTTCCTGCGCGATTTCTACAACTGCTTTAACTGGCGCAGGTGTTCCGTTATCTACCTGTTCCATTTCTTCGGTTGAATAGATTCCGCTTAGGTCATTAGGGAACGCCTTGCGTAGTGCTAACGCTTCGGCACATTTAGCAATCATTGTGTCGGGCATTTTTAACCATAAACCTGAAGGCTTACCTTCACGACCTACTACGCAATAACTTTCAAACTTGGCTACCGCAAATAAAGGTTCTGCGAATCCTTTACGCATTACGCCAACCTTCGCCGCAAGTGGTGGTTCTTTCTCTAGCCATACATCTGTCCACTCACCGTCTTGTCCGCAGAAGAAAGGTCCAACCTGTCCTGCGTATTCGCCTGAGCGTTGTGCGACTATTCGAAGTCCGTCAATACTTGCTTGTATTGTGTAACGTCCGCCACGGTTAATCATATAAATCTGACGTGCGAACGGGTCAAGTCCTGTGCGTTGTGAGTAGTGAAGGAACGCGCCTAGTTCTGCTTTAGGTGCGTCCGCTAATCCGATTTGTTTTAGTGCGGCAAGTTGCATATCGTCCCAAAACTTTTGGTCTGATTTAACCGCTAGTACTGCGTTACTCATATTATTTACCTTCCTGAACTAAACGAACCTTCGTGAATTCGGGTTCGTATCCCTTTAGTGCTTTAGTCATTTCGTCACGTACATAATCTCTGCGTAACGAATTTTTTTCGGTAGTTGAAATACCTTCGATTGCTTGCGCGTTATCTTCGGTCTTAACTATTACTGTGATACGGGTTTTCATATTGCGCCTTCCTACTTAGTAAGGAAGTCCCCAATGGACTTCGCACTTTTCTACATTATTTAAATTCCGTAAATCGCAATCTACGTAAAGATTTTGACTAACGGTTAGTAGTCCGAAAAAGAAAAGAATTCCGACTACAAAAAGAAATCGCTTCCCACGAATTGTTAAGTGGAAAGCATTATCGTATTTAACGTAAAGCAATACCGCACAGGAAATGAGTACGGCGAATAAAGCATTTATAACTGTCATTATCATTTTGGTTTCTCCCTTGATTAGTTTAACGGTTCGGTAAGACATTTACATTTGTTTATTTAGGACTAAGAAAAGGCGCGCTACCGATTTGATAGCGCGCCTTTTGTTTTCTTAGGATTATGAAAGAAGGGTTAGAGCCTTGTTCTTGAATCGGTCTGCTAGCCCTGTGATTGTCTTAACCGCGCGCGCGCTATCTACGTTGTTACCGCGTACTGGCTTAGTCCAATCTGCGTACTCAGCAACGGCGTTATATGCCGCCCACTTTGTATTGAGGATATTTTCTTGTGTAGGTGCTTTCCATAGTCCTACAAGATTCTGCCGCGCTTCTTCGGCAACGTTACGTGAGCGTTCGTTCTCTTCGTCAATCGGAATTAGAGTTTCAACTAAACGGTAAAACTCTTTATCTGAGTACTTTGCCCCTAAGAGAAGTTCTGCTTGACGTTCGAACTCTTCTACATATTTAAATGTAAGTCCTAACGCTTCACGTGCCGCAATTACTTTGCCGTTTACTCGTGGAGTATGGCGAAGTGTGTAAGAACTTTCTGCGGTTCGCATAATCATACGAATCTGATTCTGACACCATAAGCGAATTGGCGTTACGTGGATAGAGAACGAACTAGAACCATCGTGTGCGTTCCAAGCGAGAAGATACATATCAACCTTATCTACACCGCCTACCTGAATTCCTTCGGGCAATTTCATAGTCATAAAGACTTTCTTACCGCCGTCAAGACTTCCTGCGCTATCAAATACCGCGCCTGAATCGTCCGCAATATTATTTAGAAGAGAGAAGGCTTCTAAATTTTGTACGGGTGTATAGCGCGAACCGACTACGCCAAGTGATTCGGGTTCGTTTGTAATCGGGTTATAGCGATAAGTCATAAACTTATCTTTTGCGAATATCCGCAGTTCTTCTTTATTTAGTTCTGAACGCGGAATCATTACATTTACAGGTTCGTCTGTTTTATAAACTCCCCAATCAAGTTGCGCTTCCTTTAACGCTTCTTCTGCGGTGCGCGCACCTTTTGTTTCCGTTCCTAGCGTTGTGAAAGACGGTCTGCGCCCTGAAGTAAACATTGCGCGTGAACCGTCTATTTTTGTTTCTGCTTGTAGGTATCGTGCCATTTTATTTGCCTTCTTTCGTTAGTTGTTCGTTGAGTTCGTTACGTACTTGTAAAGCAACTTCGTATGTATCGCCGTTAAATGCTGGCGGTGGTACTACTGGGTTGCGTCTTTCTCTTGCGTTGTTATACCAATTAACCCAAGAATAGAAGTCAATTACTAAGTACTGATTTGACTTACATAGTCCTGCGTTATATGCGGCATTGTGATAGTGACTATTCGGCTGAATAGTTATGTATGAGTTCGGTTCTTTAGCCATTAGTTGTCTTCCTCTTCTACGTCAGTTGCTTCGTACTCTTCGTTATCAACCTGAGCGTCTTCGCCGCACTTCTCTTCGTCTACGCGACAATCAACCGCGTTTAACGCTTTACGTTCTGCTTCGCTTTCGCTATCGGCTTCAATGCCCGTAATAGTTACCGTATAAGTAACGGTTGCGGTGTAAGTAAATAGAATCTTGCTTGCGCCAATATCTTCGAGAATTGAATTGACGTCTTCTAGGTCAAGTTCTACTGTGTCGGTTTTCTTATCGAACTTATGTAGTGCGCTACGTACGTTCTCGCGCATAGTGCTTATTTCTCTATTAAGACGTTCGATAGTTTCGCGTTGTGAAGTTAAACGGTGTTCTACTTCGTGAATTGGTGCTTCTCTGTCTCCGTAACCGAAAAGGTTAATAGAGATATGTTCTAACTTTGATTCTGGAATTGCGTTTTCTTGTGTAGCAGTAGTCATTTATTTTGTCCCTTCTATTCTGACTTAGGCTCGTCAGTTACGGCGTTTACCGTAAGACCGCGCTTGCGCGCGGTTTCGCCTTATGCCTTACTTGTTCCACTCTTTCTTAATTGCGGTTAGTCCGTCTTCTAGTTGTGCTTGTAGTGCGGTTAGTAGTTCGCTTTCTAATGAAGTGCGGTAGTCCCAACCGATAATGTTTGAAACGAAATCCTTATCAAGTTCTTGATACATCTCTCGTTTTCCCCAAGTACCTTTGCTACGTGACCAAACGTTGTAACGAATTCGCCACGTAGTTTTGATTTGGGATTCCCCTGAACCGAAGTAAGGCATTGGGTTTATGACCGATACTTCGCAACCTAGTGATTTGATTAGAACGTTATCTTTGTTGCCGCTTGTACTTACTCCTATGTAATGCTCTTCGTCTAAGAACATTGAACCTGTCTTAGTTAGAAAAGAACCGCTATACATTGTGAACTTGATTTCTTTTTGTGTCTTGGTTGTAACCATTTTGTTTGTCCCTTTATTAGTCGCTATGCTCGTCAGGCAAGGTGCGCGAAACCTTGCGACTACGTGCGGTTGTGAGGCGCACATAGTTTCGCGAAAGTTAATTTTGTTAGTCCCTATGTAATTTTCAATGTACGTGTACGTTCCCTTACTAACGTGCGTGCTCTCAGCGTTTCCGCCTACTACGAGCGATACGAGCGTTCTGGTAGTACTAAGAGAATCTTACGCTGCTTGTAACGGTTTAGCCCACAGGGAAGCCAACATTTTTCACGCTTGTTTTAGACCCCTAGAAGCCCCGTAGAGCCGTTTTCGGATTCCGCAGGGGTTTCGGATAGGGGACGGCGGCAGGACACGCGGACGCGCCAACTGCCTACTTGACGTCACACGTTGTAACGCAGTTACGATTTCTTTATGGCTACTAACTCTCCTGATTCGACTTACACACACGTTGCTATCCGTATGGGTGGATTAGTTGTAGAAATCGGTACTGAAACCGCGTACCCCGATATGGTCAGCGATATTACAAACCGCGTGCTAAATACTTTCCAAGAATCAGTAAAGACCGCAAAAGAAAACGGCATAGATATTTCTAATATGCGACTCATCACAACTGAGTACGGGGACGATTACGAAGAAGAGTAATGTGTAAAGATTGCGGTAATTGCTCTAAAGAACACACGGTCACAATAGATGACGCAGTAGACGCGGTTCTTGATAGCCCTATCTAGTCAAGCCAAACTTTATATTCAGCCGTTACACGACCACGCACAGGGTCAATAAAGTGAAGACGTTGTGACGGAATAGCACTTGCGGCAAGAAGGTCACGCGCATATCGGTTATCAGATTCCGTACTACCAGTTTGGTAAACCGAACCTTGACCGTTAGCCATTGGCCAGCAAGCGTGTGTGTGGTAGTGACCAATATAAACGTCACGGAATTCCCACGGGTACGCACCTGAACGCCAACGGTTAGCGTGTCCGACAATAGCGGCAGGTGAAGCAAAGCCATTACGTCCTACTTCGTCACCGTGAATTAAAAGCGCGCGATAGTTTCCGACTTCTACTTGTTGTACGTCATCAGGGCAATCTTGCCAAGTTAATCTTTTTTCGTCCGCTAATAACTGGCGCGCTAGTTCGTAACACATACGGTCAATATTGTCGTTTCTTGGAACGTCCGCGCGCTTGCTTCCAATACGTCCGTGATTACCCCATTCCGCTACTACTAATACTTTTTCATAAGTTGCTAAGGCTTCTCTAACTACTTCGGTAATTAAACGCGATACGGTT